CATTGCGCGGCATGTATTCCTCCGTGAAAGAAGAAAGGCCCACCGCGCTAAGCGGTGAGCCTTCGATGACAGGTTGAATCAGACGGGGCGCCTGATCTGGATTGCGTACAACGCCTCGTATCGCGTGACCCCGTTAGGTAGATCCGCGTACTGAACCGGCCCCTGGGACGTTGCCCAGTCGGACCGTCGAGACGGCCTGTTGGTCATCCGGTACTGGCTAATGTGCCCCATACCGAAACTCGTCTGCTGCATCCAGGCGTCTCGCAGAGCGACGCGGATCGCATCAGAGAAGATCGCAGCCTTGCGTTCACCGTCAGGGTTCTTCGCGAAGACGTGCACAAAGACTGTGGCCCAGTCGACAAACCTGTCATCGCCGGTCCACCAACGCTCGCTCGGCGCAACGCGCACCACGGCGTAGGGAAATAGATCGTCCGCCGGCACCTCGGAATAGATCCGAGCTCCGGGGAGATGGTGTCGAATGATCGGAAGGAGAACGTCCTCGACGGGCGCGAACTCCGCCGCATTCACGACGGACTCCGGAAGGTCTGGCATCCCCTCGGGAGGGAAGATGGGCTCGCTCACTTGGCCCCCTTCTTCCGGCTACGCATCTCGCGCTTCGACACCGGAATGCCAGCGGCCTGCCGCAGCGGCGCAACGGCGGCGGCGGGGCCGCCGGGGTTGCTGGTGCCAGCGCTTCGGCCGAACTCGATCGTCATCGCGGCGCCCAGGCCGCGAGAGTCGTCGAGGATCACGTACTTGTCGACGTCGCCGTCGTCCGTGTCGATCCGCGCATCCCCACTGTGGTGATGAGCCGCGAGGATGGCTGCGGCTCGCGCGGCAATGACGTCGCGGTGCGCCCCCAGGGCGTCCTGCGTCTCGTCTGCCAGCGCGGCGATCTTGACGGTGAGCATCCCGTTGTCCCCGCGTCGCCACACCTCAGCCATGTCCACCCTTCCCCGAGTACCAGGGCAGGGCCAGCCCATCGTCCACCTTGCGAGGCACGAGGTGCAGGTGCAGATGAAACACGCTCTGCGTGGCCTCGCGACCCTTGCTGGTGATGAGGTTCATCGGGCCGCCCATGTCTCGGGCCAGCTCGGCGGCGCACATGGCCGTCACGGCGGACACGAAGGGCTGGTCGGTGAAGTTCTCGACGTGCACTCGCGGCAGGACCAGAGTGTGCCCCTCAACGACCGGGCCAAGGGGCACGATCGCCAGCGCCTCGGGCCAGGCGTGGACCACCGTTGCGGGCGCCTCGCCGCGCGCGATTGCGCAGAAGATGCATGAGTCAGCCACTTGGGGCCTCCTGTGGTCGACGACGGAGATCGATGGTCCAGTGCCGGACGCTACGGGTGCCGTAGTGCAGCTCGGGCGGAGTGACGATGTCCCACTCCTCGCCGCCGAACTCGGCGTGCGACCAGAGGCTCACGCCAGGCGTGCCCTCGGGGACGATCAGGCGCGTCACGTCGATCTCCACCTGGCCAGCCGCCTCTGCGCGCGAGGAGCGCTGCGGGATGGCTGCCACACGGACCGTCGCTTTCGTGCTCGGGTCCGGCTCGTAGACGACGTTGCCGCGGGAGTCCGTGGTGCGCCTCACTGCCCAGAACGTGGCTTCGCGCCCACGCCTGCGCTGGTACGAGCTCACCAGGGCTCCACCGGGTCGTTGAACCACGGGAAGGGCTTGCGCCCGCCCTCGGTGGCCACGTAGCCGCCCGGCTCTCGCCGGTCACGGATGCGGGTGCCCCAGGACGAGACGGGGATGGTGCCGAAGCCGGTGCCGCGGGCGAGGGAGCCGAGCATGCTCTTCTCCTCGTCGGTCAGGTAGACCGAGCCCGCCTTGTCGCCGACGCCGTCCCAGCCCAAGGTCTCGTCGCCAGCGCGGCTGACAGTGACACCCAGGTTGTTCACGACGAAGCGGCGAGCGGCCGCCAGTGCGATCGTCTTGGCGACCGGGGGAACGTTCTCCGGCTCCCAGCCGAGGCCGTAGTGCCGAACCAGGGCGGAGGCGTCGTCGAGCGCGCCCTCCGCCATGGACTGCTCCTGCTCGTCCAGCGTCCAGTCGAGGCGGGACGTCAGTTCCTCAAGGGTTGCTAGTGCAGCCATGTCCACCTCTCAGGACTGCGCGGGCACCGGACCGAGTTGCGGCCCGATGCCCGCGCCAATGGGATGGATCAGGAGCCAGCGAGGGTGATGCCGGAGAACTCCGCGACCTCCTCGTCGGAGGTGGTCGTGGCGACGGTCTCGCCAGAGCCCTCCTCGACGATCTCGATGGCGCGAACGAAGTGGTTGTCCTCGGACACCACGCCGTTGTTGCTCTCGTCCACCATGACGATCGGGTCGTCCACGTAGCGGAAGCCCGCGTACAGGTCGAACGCCGAGCGGTCGGTGTAGTGGTCGAGGTCGTAGTCCTGGACCCAGCGCATGCCGAGGTTCAGGGGCGAGCCTGTGGCGGCGGCGGCCGAAACCGGAACCGAGGCCGGGGCCGACGGCATGCCGGAGATGAAGACGAAGCCGGACCGCACGAAGGCGTACGCGGCGTCCGCCGGGATCTCCTGCGAGACGACCACCGTGAGGCCGTAGAGGCGACCGATGACGGCCTCCTCCAGGGCACCCAGCGCGCGGTTGTCGCCGACGGCCGAGGCGAGGGCCAGGGTTTCGTCGGCGAGAGCCTTCTCCTCCCAGTCGGTGCCGAGCAGGAGGACCCGCTCGCCGCCGGGGATGTGGAGACGGTTCAGCGCGGCACGCGCGGCGCGCGCCACGGGGCGGATGCCAGCGCCACTGCCGGCCGTGACCGTGACCTCGAACGGAGCGTTCTCGATGACGCCGACCGACTCGTTCTCGAGCTGCCGACGGATCGCGTCCACCTGCGCGCCGAGGAGGCGGCCGAAGGAGCCGCCCAGGTCGAAGTCCTTCTGCTCGTCCGTCAGCTCGACAGCCGAGTAGGGGTGCGCACCGAAGTTGACGGTGACCTTGCGCTCCGCGTAGGTGTCGAAGACGATCGGCGCCGAGCGGTTGTTGCGCCACCCGTACTTGCGGGCGGGGAGCACACCGGGAACGGTGATGCTGTAGGCGTCATTGAGACCGCCCTTGAAGTTGTCCGCGCTCTCGTGCTGGAAGAACGTCGGAACGACCAGGTTCGCCTCGAGCAGAGTGGCAGCGGTGGCCGCGACCTTCTCGTACTTCTGAGGCTCGTGCGGGGTGTAAACCACGGGGGCCTGCTTTCTGTGAAATGAGAAAAGCCCCCGCGGTCAGCGGAGGCTTTGGAGAGGGGTTCGAGCCGGAGGCTCAGCGGCGGGCCAGGATGGCTTGGGCGGCCGCCTTGGCGTCGAACTTCTCGGGCGGCTTGGTCGGGTCAAGCCCGCCACTGCCCGTGCCGGACGCCTGGCGTCGCGTGCCGCTTGCGAACTTCTTCAGCACCTCTGCGTGTGCCTTCAGTTCGTCTTCGGTGGTGCCCTTCAGCACCTCAGCGAGCTCGTCCGGCAGGCCGTTGGCCCGCGCGACGCGCTCACGAACAAGGTCGAGCTCCATGGCCGCCGCCTTCTGCTCGTACTCGGCGACGAGCGCCTGGACCTCGTCAGGGGTCTTGGCGCCTTCGAGCTTCGTGCGCAGCTCGTTCCGCTCGGTGCGGTAACGGGCTGCCTCGCGGCGCGTCCGGGAGAGCTCGTCCTTCGCCCATGCGGGCAGGTCGTCCTCCGGGTGCGCCTTGGCCTTGCCCTCGGAGCCCTTCTCGTCGCCGCCGGTCGCCTGGGCCGTCGTCGATGCGGACTCGCTCTCGTTGCTGCCGCCGTCAGGAGCGGCCTCCTCGGTGAGGAAGCGCAGACGGGGGTTGCGGTGCTTCAGGATCACTTCGCCTCCAGGGCGTGCGTGGTGGTTGATCTGTCCTGCGAACCCCGACTCCAGGTCGGGGGGAGATGTGGCCCGTCGCGGAGAACCCCACGGGCACTCGGTCGTCACCGAGGACGTCGCGGGAGCCCGAGAGGAGGGGAGGCTCAACCGCGACGCGTCTACTGCCAGCGCTTGTGCAGCGCTTCGTCGAACCGCTCGCCCTCGGGCGAGTCGATCCACTTCTTCCAGAAGGCGATGCGATCGCCCTCCGGCATGTCCTGCGTGAGGCTGACGAACTTGCGCCAGCGACCCACGGCGAACTTGCCCCCCGTGCCGTCGGTGACGATCGGCCACTGCTCGCCGTAGAGGCGGTTCAGGTGGTAGATCTCCGACTCGCGGTACTGCGACTTCGCGAACACCGGCTCGGCGTAGCACTGGCAGTTGTCGTGGTAGAGGTCGCCGTCGCGGGCAACCTCTGCGCTCAGTGCGTCCCGGTACAGGACCAGGCCGCGGGAGATGAGCATGGCGCACCAGCCGCACGGCGTCCCCGTGCGCGACAGGCGCACGTAGCCGAGCGCCCGCTGGTCCCGCTCCGCGTTGGCGAACACCTCACCGCGCGCACCGTTCATGACGATGCGGCCGGCGGCTGACGCTTGAAGCAGGCCCGCCTTGCGCTTGGCCTCGTCGGAGTCCCCGCCCTTGCTGCGCTTCTTCTTGTAGCGCTCGGGGCCAAGGGCCTCCATCGCGACGCGGGCCTCTTCCTCGGCCTGTCGCTCCCACTCGTCCCACTCGCGCTCACGCTCTTCGGCGTCAGCGCGCAGGGCCGCCTCCAGCTCCTCGTCGGTCAGGTCGACCGGCGCAACGTCCGTGTCGTCGCGCTCCATCACCTCGCCAGGAGGGTCGGAGCGCTCGCTCACGGGCTGGTCGCGCGGCTCGACGGGGACGTAGAGGTCGTCGTCGGAGTCGGAGGGGAGCGCGGACTCTGCGAGCTCCGCGAAAGCGGTGCGCAGGTCGCCGAGCGTCACGTACGTGGGCTCGGGGTCGCGCGGGTCGGGGATCGTCGTCCCCGTGATGAGAGCCCGGACCAGCCGGTAGTAGGCCAGCCCGAGCTCACGGGACTGCGTGCGGCGCGAGGTGACCATCAGAACCGCGTCCTCGAGCCACGCCTGAGCGGTGCCCTCAGGGTCCGTCGCGGAGAGCCTGCGCCACAGGCTGATCGCCTCCGTGATGGTGGTGGCGCCCAGTCGAACCAACGCCGCCTGGAAGGCGACGGCTGCGGCTTCGGCCTCGTCAACCAGAGCCATGCGTCACCTCACCTTCTCAACTGTCCACACTGCGGCCTGAGGTGCTGGTGTCGGGACGGGAGCCCGAGGCCCGGGACAGTTGCTCCATCATGCGGAGCTCGCTGTCCTCCTCCTCGTGCTGCTCCTTCCAGCGCGCCAGCTTCTGCTGCGTCATGCCGGGCAGCTCTTCCCAGAGCGCCTGGACCGGAGCCTCGACGTTCTGGCGCAGCTTGCCCGCGGCGTCCGCGGCGGCGGCCAGGGAGTTGGACTCCATGTCGCGCCACACGACCTCGCCGTGCACGTCGTCCGCGCCCTCGACGCCATCGAGGCGGGAGGCGATGCGGAACACGCGCTCCCACGCCTCGCCGAACGAGTGCTTGTAGGACTCGACCTTGCGGTTGAAGGTCTTCTCAGCGGCGTTCAGCGCCTCTGCGGAGAGGTTGGCGATCTGCCCGAGCAGGTACGTCGGCGGCGTCTGTGTGACCGCGGACAGCCGCTCGGAGACGTCCTTCAGGGCGGCGATGTAGCCGTCCAGCGGGGTCTCGTCGAGCGTGCCGAACTTCGTCTCGGGGTTCTCGGCGTAGAGGAACGTCTTGCCGGTCATGTTGACCCTGCGCACGATGGGCTGGCCATCGCCGTCGATCGCCGGCTCGAACCCAACGACGTTGCCCTCTTCGTCCCGCTTGGGCGCCAGCTTCATCGGCGGGGCCATGCCCGTCGCGTAGCGCACCTTGAAGGAGCCGTACGTCTGCGCGATGAGGAGGTCGAACACCGTCTGGTTCAGGCGGTCCTGGAGCGGGATGACCTGCTCGATGATGCCGCGCGTGCGGCCGTCCAGGTCGATCTCCGTGGCGAACCGCGTGACCGGGCAGGCGCCCGCCCCTGTGTCGCCGATCTCTTCCATCTTGAAGTCGATGACGGCGCCGCCGTCCTTGCCGTTCTTGAACGTGATCGCGTACTCGATCGGTCCGTCCCAGAAGCGCGCCTCGCCGGGGTTCTCCTCGCCAGCCCAGCGAACCACGTGGAGCGCCGCAAGCGGGTCCTCGTCGGTGGCAGGGTCGTCGTAGATGGCCGCCGTGCGCAGCGGGCTCAGTCCGCGGCTCGTCGACTTCTCATCGTCGCCGCGCTTCTCCGTCAGGACGAAGGAGTGGCCGTAGCCAGCCGCCGCGTGGTAGACGGGCGTCTGGCGCGAGTCGAGGCGCGACCGCTGCCAGTGGTCCCACTGCGGGGACTCCGTCAGCTCGTCGGGCAGCCCCAGTGCACCCTTCTTGCGGCCGGCGCGGAAGCCGTCCACGTAGCACGCCTGAACAGGCGCGCGCACCAGGAGCGGGATGTGGTTCGTGATGGACCGCTTCGCGAGCAGCTTGTACTCGTCGTCCGCCGTCTCCGGCATGTACGGGTCCGCGTGGCGACCGTGGAGGTAGTCGTCGATCTTGAGAAGGTGCTCCTCCAGGTCGTGGTGGAGGATCGCGAACAGGTGCTCTGCCCGCTTGCGCGGCGAGTCACCCTCGATCTCAGGCTCGTTCATCGTGCCCTCTCTGAATCAGAACGCCCACACGCGGTTCTGGTACACGGGCTTCACTTCCTTGCCGCGAGCGGCGAGGTCATGAGCAGCCTTGTACGCGAGCATCAGCGCGGCGTAAGCGTCAACCTTCTTGGGGGAGTCGGGCGACTCCTTACCGAAGGAGATGCCGTGGATGTTCGTGCGGCGCCGTGCATTCATCACGTGCCGCTTCAGGGACAGGTCGTTGTTGTGGTGGATGCGCCCGTCGTAGATCGCCTGCATGAGCGCTTCGTGCGCATACGTGGCGGCCTTCTTGTTGCGCATGTCCCAGCCGATCGGGGACGCGCCGGAGGCCTTGATCGCCAGCCCTTCGGCGTACGCCTTGGTCCACTCCGCGATGTAGGACTCCCACAGGCTCACGTCGGCGTAGAAGCCCTTGACGTCGTAGAGACGGAACGCCTCGTGCACGCGAGAGTCGACCTCGTCCTGAGGGACCTGCCACTTCTCGCGGTCTGCGCCGGCAAGCGCGTCCCAGGCGACCGGCTTCTCCCAGAGCCCAAGGATCTGCGTGAAGCCGTCCTTGATGCGGTAGGCGACGAGCGCCGTAGCGTCGTCCGTCTTGCCGCCGTCGAAGCCCAGGGTGATCTCGTCGCCCTGGTGCAGCATCTCGTCCTCGAAGCCCTCGGCCAGCTTGTGCCAGTCGGCAAGCTTGTAGACGGCATCCTCTTCGGCGACGATTTGGTTGAGCCAAACGCGCCTCGAGAGCGCGGGGCTGAACGAGATGTCCATGATGGACTCGATCACCGAGCGGGGGTTCAGCCACACGGCGTCACCGCGAACGCCTTCGATGATCCAGGGGAGCAGGATCGGGTCGAGCGGGGCATTCGGGTGGGCCTCGATGGAGTCGTACATGAGGCCGACGTCCATCGCGCGCCCCTCTTGCGCCGCCTCGTACTGGTTGCGCATCCGCTCGGCCGCCGTGTCGGAGCCCGGAATGAACGCGTTGGTGATCGCGAAGTACCGGCTGTCCGTCTTCTTGACGTTGCGCTCGATCGCCTCGTACATGGCGATGCCCTGGTTGCCGTGCGTCCAGTGCCAGGTCTCGTTCGCAATCACGAACGTCGACCGGTTTCCCTCGAGCGTGCGCGGGTTGCTGGTCACGGCCTCCAGGCGGATACGCCCGTTCATGCCGTGGATCAGCTCGCGCCCGATCTCCAGCCGGAACTCCGCCTTCAGCTCGTCCGAGATCATCGCGGGGAACAGGGTGCTGGTGTTCTTCGTCTGCTCACGCGACACGGCGGCAACCTGGACCCAGGCGTTCTCCTCGCGCTTGCCGACCGGCTGGCCGAAAGCGTTGAAGTGCGAGAAGCGGGACGGGCCGCACAGTTCGATGATGCAGATGACCGCCAGGAGCGGGTCCTTGCCGGCGCCCTTGAGGCGCTGCATGACCGCCTTGCGGTAGACGAACTCGCCGTTCTTGTCGACGGCGTAGTACCAGAGCAGAATGCGCATCTGCGCGTCCGTGAAGTTCCACTTCCCGCCGCCCGTCAGAGCGTTGATGCGGGTGGAGCACCAGCCGATGATCTCCCAGCCGAGCGTGAGCTCCGGCAGCTTCCAGGAGCCGTCGGGGTTGCGCTGCCACGAGGGGCCGATGTAGGTCGGCGTGAGCACCGACTCGTCGAGCTCCAGTTCCTCGAGCCGCTGACGGGCCTCTTCGGTCAGGGGTCGCAACGAGACCCCCTCAGCCCATCAGCCGCTTGCGGGCATCCTCGATCGCAACGACCTCGGCGTCCTCGACGTCGGGCTGCGGCTCGGTGAGCTCGATGCGCGCCTTGAGGCGGTCCGCCTCTGTCGCGCCCAGGCGGCCGAGCGCGTCCATGATCGCGTTCATCTTCATGGCCGACCCGCCCTTGGAGACGGTCGGCGACTCACTCGGGAGCCCCTCAGCCTTGCGCTCCTCCTTGCTCAGGGAGCGCCAGCGGTCCAGGGCCGCGAGGTCGCGGTCGCGGCGGACCTCTTCGTTCTTGAAGCGGGACAGGTCGTCACACAGCGAGTAGGCGAAGGTCCAGTCGCTGTTCTGCCACAGGGCGCTCTGCCCCGAGGACCGGTAGGAGTTGTAGACCTTCTTGGCGATGGGGTGCCAGTTCGGGTCGGCGGCGGGGATGCGGGCCGGCATGCGCTCGCCGTGAATGGCGGGCGGTGCGGCCTGCTTTCCCTGTCGCTCTCGCGGTCGGGCGAGGGCACCTTCGGGCTTCCTCTTAGCGGGCACTGGAGCCTCCTGGGCTGCTCTTGCGGAGCAGCCACCGGGGCGCTCCTATCCTTGATTCATCACGCGCCACGCGCGGCGCACGCCCCGGTCGATCCGGCCGTCCGGGTGCTGCGTCACTGACGGCCCGTCGGCGTGGTCGACGAGCGACGGGTGCGCGTGCGGTACTTCGATGCGGTTGCGACGGCACCACGAGCCGATGGCGGCGTCCGTGGGCCAGGGCCTGCGCTGCATGTGGTCCAGCACGTCCTCGGCGACCGAGCGGTGCAGGACGACGGCGACGCCGTGCCAGAGGCGGTCGGCGGTCACGTACGGGATGCCGTGCCGCTCGGCGCGCTCCACGAGGAGCTGGAGCCGCGGTGCGTGCGTGGCGGGTGCCTCCATCGCCCAGGAGCCTGTCCCGAGATAGAGGCTCGCCACGGGGCTGGTGAGCGCAGAAAGGAAGCCATCCAGCGCCTCGTGGTATCCGGGGCACAGGATGGCGTCGTCCTCGAGGAGGACCAGGTGTTCGGCGTCGGTCTCGGAGATGAGTCGCTTCAGCGCGTGCTGGTGGTTCCAGCGCTCGCCGCGCGTCTCCCAGTCGATGGTCTGAACCTCGGCCCCGACGTCGGCCGCGAGCCTGTCGGCGGCCTCGAGGCGGTCCGGGTGTGCGACGACGGCGTGAGCGACTGTCACTTGCGCCCCGCGGCGCGATAGCGCTCGATCCAGCGGTCGTAGTCCTCGGGCTTGTCGAAGTCATCCGAAAAGCCCCAACCGACGTGGCGCATGTTCGGGTACTGCTTGTAGCGGCGGATGTCCGCACCCGTTGCGCCCGCGTAGGCTCGCGCAACCTCCCAGCCGCCGGAGCGGTCGATGAGGCCGTCAGCGTGCGCCTTCACGGCAGCGTTGATGGCGCGCAGGTAGCGGTCGTGGTGCTTGGGCCAGAAAGAGACGGCGAAGTTCTCGCCATACGGGCAGCCCGTGACGCGCGACCGGCCCCAGCGGCACCAGTTGACCCACTCGACGCGGCCGTGGTCGAGGATGGCGTCCATCGTCTCGTCCTCAAGCCAGCAGTCGCCGAACAGGATCACGGTGCGGGCTGTCGTGGACCAGTGGTCCATCGTGTTCGCGAACTTCGTCGCGCCGAGCCACTTGTCGCCGTCGGCGAGCTCGGCCGGCGTGATGATCGCCGTGTCCGGGTGAACGTGGTGTGCGTATTCCTGCGGACCGAACACCGTCACGTCGGTGACGGCGCGCTCGCGCACCTGGCGGTCCAGGCGGGTCAGCAGCGGCTCGCCGGCGGGGGCGCACAGGTGCTTCGGGGTGCCGAGGTAGCCGTTCCAGCGAGTGCCCTCTCCGGCGGCCATGATGAGTACCTTCACGCGAGCCCCAACTCCTCGAAGGTCGTCTTGAAGCGCACCTTCCAGGTGTGCTGCTTGCGCACCGTGTCGACGGCGGCCTTGCGCATGCGCCGCTTCTTGGCGTCAGTCAGCGCGTTGAACTGCTCGGCGATGGCGTCATACTCGCCGCGGGGGTAGAGGATCATGTTGTCCTCGTTGAACCCCATCTCGCGCATCCCCGGAACTTCCGGGTGGGCGAGGATGCCGCCACGGCCCAGCGTTCGCGGAACACGGTCCGACCAGTAGTAGGGGGCCTCGGCGCTGTCGCCGATGACCAGCTCGGCGGAGGCATACAGGCGGTTCAGATCCCAACCCCACACCTTGTGCGCGCCACGGCTGCCCCAGTGCTTGAAGTCGTCGCCGAACTCAGCGGCGGCCCAGTCGATCAGGGCCGAGCGGTGCTCGCCGTGGATTCGCTCCGACGGCGTGCCGACGAAGACGACCCTCTCGGGATACTCGTCGAGGTCCGGGTCGGCCATGCCAAGGAACCGCTCACCGAAGGCCGGCGGCAGCCACACGTGGTTGATGTCACCCCAGTTGCGCTGTCCGCCGTCGGCGGTGAGCACGTATTCACAGTGCCACCACGCCGACTGGCCGATGGTCAGGTCGCGTCGAGGAACGTCGTGGAAGAGATCAAGGTGGACACCCATGGACGGCGTGCCGCGCTCCTTGAGGGAGCGCAGGAAGCCGTAGTCCCCGTCGAATCCGTCGTCCTTGAACCACAGGACCAGGTCCGCGTCTCGGGCCACCTCTTTGGCGCGCTCCCTCGTGGCCTGGTTGAACGGGACCGTGTAGGTCACGCGGTGGCCGAGAGCGCGCAGGCCCTCGACAATGTCCGATCGCCACGTCTCCGGGGTGTGGGACTCGTCTTTCCAGCCGAGCGTTGCGATGCGCATTCCGCGTCCTGCCATTCGGCGCACCTCCTGGGTAGCTCTAAAGGAGGCCGGGATGACGCTCCTCGCGCTTGAATCTGTTCTGGTTCGCACGCAACTTTGCGCGCATGGCGGCATTGCCCTCACGCGCCGACTTCGTCGCATGATGCGATGCACAGAGGGATTGCAAGTTGTCCAGGCTATGATCGTCGCCGGGAATGATGTGATCGCAATCCGTCGCCGCATTGGGGCAACGCGTTCCATCTTCGAGAGGGATTACGCATTGCCCGCCGTCGCGTCTAAATACGCGAGCTCTGATGCGGGACCAATCTCGCGGCAAACGACTCCGTCGATCTGAAGACTTCCATTCGGGCATTGTTGCCTCCCGAGATTGATCCTTGCTGCCCACCCAGGACTTGAACCTGGAACCTTTCGGTTAACAGCCGAGCGCTCTGCCAATTGAGCTAGTGGGCAATGAAATTACCCCGGCGCCGCTTTCGCGACCACCGGGGTAACGTGATGCGCCTCGTACAGGACTTGAACCCGCGTCTCCCGCTCGAACAGGCGGGCGTCCATTCCATCTGGACCGACGAGGCAATGCGGGCCGCGGGGTCGTCCCTACCCCCGCCCGCGCTGCCGTTCTTCGGCGCGGGGGCTGTGCCCGCTCCGGCAGGTACTCACCCTCGTGCTGAGACGAGCCGAGGGCCAAAACGTTCGCGCCAACCCGGAGGCGACGCGGAGCAAGTGCCGCACTACGGGTGCGGCGGCCGGGCACGATCACGGGGGCCACTCGGTGAGGCCTGAAGGCTTAGGGCCGCCCCTCACTGGATCCCGGCGGCAGTGCCACCGATTACACGCCCCCGGCAACTTCCATGGATCGGTCGCTCCGGGGTCTCAAAATCCGCGCCAACCCGGAGGCGGCGCGGAGCAGGCGTCGCGCGATGCGACGACCGTGCTCGTCGTACTGGCAGGTTGCGACGAGCGTGTTAGGCATAACCCCGGCCGTTTGATCGACGCCGCAGCGTTACAGGGACGGTTCCGGGGTGTTCAAAGGTGTGCGCTCAGGCCGGGATCATGGCGACGCCGGGAATCTCGTGCTCGGCCACGGGCTCGAGAACCTCGACGATGCCGCCCCACATGGCGAGGTTGTGGGTGGAGGTCATGGCCGACTCGCCATCGGCGAGCCAGTGGTCACCGGGGATCTTGGCCCATGCCGTGTCGCCGGGGCCGGCCTGAATCCTGGTCCCGACCGGCGCTCCGTGCAGGAACTCCAGGTTGTCGGGGGTGATGAAGTCGCCGACGGCGAATGGGAAGTCTCGCGTGAGTCCCTCGGGCAGGGGAGGCTCCTTGCCCTCCAGGACTACGCGGAGGTCTACGGTGCGGACGCTCTCAGCGCCGTACTCCTCCGCGCCTTCGAGGAGCTCCCACACGCGGCGGAGTCGCTTGCTGGTCGTGCTGGCCATCTTCATACCTCTTTCGGGGTTTCCTGATGCGGACTGTGAGGCGCTCCGAAAAGCCCCTCTACTTGTAGAACCTACTTCTGCGGCCAAGGTGCAATGTCGGCGGCGGCAGAGGTAAGGGGAACCTAACTCGCTACCGCTTGCGGTCGGCGGCGGACGACGGTGTCCAGCCTCGCGCGCGCGTTACTCGTTACGGGTAGCGCTTCACGGTGAGCTTCGTCAGCAACCGTAGGCCGTCAGGCCGTAGGTTGCTTCGTTAGCACGTTGCTACACCGTTACACGTAACGTGTTACTGGTACCAAGGGGGACGAAGTCCCCCTCTAGTGTGTAGCGGTAGCGGTGAAGCGCTACACGTAACGTGTAACTCTCTACTCGTAACAGCTACTCGTAGAGTAGAACCTACCTCTGGAGTCTAAGTTGCAATGTCTAGAGGGGTAGTAGGTACCTCGCTACGTGTTACATGTCATCACGTGGGGGCCGAAGGCCCCTCTTGCTGTAGCGCTACCGCTTCACCGGAGCGCGTTACACGTTTCCGTCTCCGCTCCGCTGCGTAGCAGTGTAACGAGACGCCGTGACAGCCCCGGTCGCTCACGACATACCTGTCCTCCGCCGCCGGACAACGTCTTCAGCGCTCTAGACGACGGCGGCGGAAGCCTGTACGGGCGCGGCATTCGGTGTCCAGATCCCGGAATCGGCGAGTCCGGGATTTAGGCAACCAGTCTGCGGCTAAGCACGAGCGGTCTCCTGCCGCCGCCGCAGGGGGTCATCCCCCACCCCCATCCGAGCCGACGCCGCGTGTGCCCCGTGCCGGCGCCGCTGTGCTCGAGCTCGTGCCGCGCAGCATGGGGCCGGCGTGTCGTAGCGCTCACCGTTCACGCTCACCGTGCACGTGCGCTGTGGTGGGCCTCACCGTTGCGCACGTGCTGTGGTGCGTGGTGCATGGTGCGTTGTGTGCGTGTGCACGTGTGCGCGTGCGTGTGTGTGCGTGAGTGGGTGATCTCTGTGGATGGTTGTGCATCTGGGGTTGCGCAACTGTCCACACGTGGTGCATGGTTGACCCATCAGCAAGCGCCACCCACACAGAGGAGAACTCCGATGACCACGCTCACGATGGCTACCGCTCAGCAGGCCGACCGCAGCGCCAAGATCACTGCCCGTGCCGCCCAGCTCGACGTCCGCCGCACCGCTCGCCGCGCCGGCCTGGCAAAGGTGCTCCCCATGGCGCGTGCGGTCTTCCAGGCCGCCGCAGAGGGTGCGGGGTGGGTGTTCGATGGCGATCTGGCCATCGGCCCGGACGGCGCCGTGTTCGTCGTCTCCTGACCCGACGGAGCCCCTGGCCCCCTCATCCGGGGTTGGGGGCTCACGTCTGCCCCCCCCCAGCGCCCCTGGTCCGTGTTGACCGGGGGCGCTTTCGTGTGCTCCTGTGCGCACGCGTAGGGGGCATGCCCTGCGCACCACCCTCTAGGGCGCACAGAAGGGGGCCTAGAACGGACGCACAGCCTGTCCGTGGGTGATTGCCTATCTGGGGTCGAGATCGGCCCTCCTAGGCGCCCT